AGATATGACCACACTAGGTTCACCAGGCGTACAAGTAAATGTTATCGACGAGAGTTTTTATACTCCATCTGCTCCGGCTACTGTACCTCTTATTTTTGTTGCCTCTGCACAAAATAAAAATAATGCAAGTGGCACCGGCACAGCACAAGGAACATTACAAGCTAACGCAGGTAAAGTTTATGTAATTACAAGCCAACGTGATTTAACAGACACATTTGGTACTCCGTACTTCGAAACTGATGCATGTAATAATCCTGTACACGGTGGAGAACTAAACGAATACGGTCTACAAGCAGCTTATAGTTTGCTAGGTGTTTCGAGCAGAGCATATGTTGCTCGTGCTGATATCGACTTAGGTCAGCTATCTCCTACTGCAACTGTACCAACAGGTAATCCTGTAGCAGGCACTTATTGGGTAGACACAGCAGATACTATGTTTGGTATTAATGAGTGGAATACTGCTACAAATAGTTTTACAGTTAAAACACCAATCGTCATCGATGACACAACATTTGATGCAAAAACATCATCTGGTGTTCCGACTGCGGCAGTTGGCCAACAGGGTGACTATGCTGTTGTAATTTCCTCTTATAACGGAACAACTTATCCAAATGCATTATTTTATAAAACAGTAGGTAATGAATGGGTTGCCGTAGAATACGGATTTGACGGAGACAAACAAGTTGTAATTTCTCCACACACATCATATCCAGAATTTGCTACAAATGGTGCTATTACTGGCAGTGTTTGGGTTAAAACAACTAGTCCGGGTAACGGATCTAACTGGGTAATTAAGTATTATAATGGCAGTACAGCGTCTTGGACCAAAGTTCCAGCATCATTGTATAGCAGCACACGAAATGCAATTCAAACTCTTGACTATGCAGGCGGCGGCCAAAATATTGCAGTAGGTACTATTGCAATTGAAACTGATCCTGATCATTATGGTATCACTACTGCTACTACAGCAGTTGCAGAATTCCGTGTATGGCGTCGTGCTAATACTGGTGCAACAACTGTTGTTAGTCAAGTAAGTTCTTATAATACTTCTTCTAACACAACATTTAGTATTAGAGAAACACTAGCAAGTACAAGCACATGGGGCAGTACTAAGCTAGTAACTGTTACTGGTTCTGTATCTCATCCACTTGGACAACAAATTCCAGCAGCATTAAGCGCAGCCGGTCTAGTAAACGTTTCGGCAACTTTTGATACTACAACTAATAAAGTAACATTCAAACATGCCTTAGGCGGTGAATTTGAATTACAAGATGGTTCTGGTACTCCTTTATCGCATATTGGTCTAGCAGCATACAATGTTTTCACAAAAGCAGGATGTCCTAATTTATATGCAGCACCCAATGCTGACGATATGGACTTTTTAGCTACAAACTGGAAACCTCTAGTTTATGAAGCAAAAGAAACTATCCCAGTTACATTACCAGAAGATGGTAAAATGTGGTATGACAATAATATCAGCACTGTTGATATTATGGTTAACGATGGATTAAATGGATGGGTCGGTTATAGAAACAAATATCCATTAACAGATCCAGCAGGTCCTCTTGTTATGGCAACAATGCCAATGGACGGTGATCGTTCTGATCAAGGAAATCTTGTTGAAAACGATATTTGGGTTTCTACTGCTGATCCAGAAATGTATGGTAAAGAAATTTATGTATACAATGGTACAAAATGGGTTCTTCAAGATGTAACAGATCAACATACTCCAAACGGTTGGGTATTTGCTGACGCACGTTGGGCCGATGCAGGAAGTGTTGATATGAGTGTCGAAACTAGTATCAAAACACTACTATTAAGTGATTATGTAGATCCAGATTGTGTAGATCCAGCATTATATCCAACAGGCACACGTTTATGGAACACACGTCGTGGTGGTAACAATGTTAAAAAATATATTGCAGGATATATTAACTTAACAGCTAACAGCGGAGATAATCTTAGAACAGGCGAAAGCATGGCAGATTATGTATCCGATCGTTGGGTTTCTCAGTATAGCACTAATGAAGACGGTTCTGGTAAATTTGGTCGTCACGCACAACGCGGTGTAGTAGTTGCTGCTCTTAAAGCATTAATTGATACTAACTCTGCTGTTAGAGATACTGACACATTAATTTACAACTTAATGGCAACACCGGGTTATCCAGAAGCAATTCAAAATATGATTGCATTGAATACAGATATTGGTCAACTAGCGTTTGTAGTTGGTGATGCTCCATTCCGCTTAGAACCTAATGGAACTGCATTAACAGCATGGGGTAATAACTCTGCACTAGCTTTTGATAACGGTGACGAAGGTGCAACAAGTTATGACGATTATATGGCATTCTTCTACCCAAGTGGTTACACAAATGATAACAGAGGTAATAACATTGTAGTTCCTCCGAGCCACATGATGTTACGCACTATCATCAACAGTGATGCTAAGAGCTATCAGTGGTTTGCTCCAGCAGGTACAAATCGCGGTACAATCGACAATGCTTCAAGTGTTGGTTATATTACTGCAGAAGGTGAGTTCAAAACAGTAAGTTTATATCAAAGTTTACGCGATGTATTGCAGACTGTTAAGGTTAACCCAATTGCAACTCTGCCAGGTGCAGGGCTTGTTAATATGGGACAACACACAAGAGCACCAAATGCTAGTGCATTAGATCGCATCAATGTAGTAAGATTAGTTTCCTACTTACGTAGACAATTAACAATTTTAGCCAAGCCATTCTTGTTTGAACCTAATGATGGTCAAACACGTAGAGAGATGAAGGCTGCTGTTGAAAGTCTAATGTTAGAATTAGTAGGACAACGTGCATTGTATGACTTTATCGTAGTATGCGATGGATCTAACAATACACCTGCAAGAATTGACAGAAGCGAACTTTGGGTTGACATTGCTATTGAGCCAGTTAAGGCTGTGGAATTTATCTATATTCCATTGCGTATTCTTAACACAGGTGCAATTGCATCGGGCAATTACGGTTCAGTCGCAGCGTAAATATAGAACAAGGAGCATTTAAATGCCAATTTCAAGTTTAAGTAAGTTCACAGTACCATTATCAACCGACCAGAGTGCAAGCTCTCAAGGTTTGTTAATGCCAAAATTAAGATATCGTTTCCGTGTTACACTGGACGGTTTTGGTGTTGCAGGTACTCCTAGTACAGAATTGACCAAGCAGGTTATGAACGTAACCCGTCCTGAAATCACTTTTGAAGAAATTAAATTAGCTGTATACAACAGCACAGTAAAGTTAGCAGGACGTCATAGCTTTCAAGATGCTAAACTAACTGTACGTGATGATGTAACTGGAGCAGTTAGCAAGAAAGTTGCTGAACAACTACAGAAACAGTTTGACTTCTACGAACAAAGTGGTGCTGCATCTGGTATTGATTATAAGTTCACAATGCGTGTAGAAATTTTAGACGGCGGTAATGGTGCATTTACACCAACTGCAATAGAAACATTTGAATTTCACGGATGTTTCCTAAAAACAACTACATATCAAGGTGGTGATTATACTAACAATGATCCAATGGACATTTCAATGACAATCACTTATGATAATGCTTTACAAGTTGATAGCGCAGGAAATCTAAGCGGACTTGGTGCAAGTGTTGGACGTACAGTTCGTTCATTAGCAGTAGGCGGTTAATAGTCACTACTCCAGAAGCCGGGAAATACCCGGCTTTTTTATTGGCTAAATATTCATATGAGTAATGCCTTCACAAATTTTTTAAGCGGTGTAGTAGGTGGTGTCTTTGGAAGTCAACCCTATTTAAAAGACTATCAACATGCTGATAGACTGTATCACGGCAATAACTATGCTCGAGCGCCCAAAACCGGATTTTTATATTTTGTTAATTTTAATATTAATACGCAAAATATAAGAGATGCCCGATGGAAAGCAGACGGTGCAAAATATGTAGGTATGTTAGTTAAAAAGATTGACATGCCTAAATTTAGAATTAGCACAGAGACCTTAAATCAATATAATAGAAAAACAGTAGTCCAAACTAAATTAAGCTATGAACCTATAAGTTTAGATTTTCACGACGATAATAGTGATATAACTACTGCACTATGGAAAAATTACTATAGATACTACTATACAGATAGTGTATACGGAGGCGATGCAGATCCCGCTGAAAAAGGTAATACAACTGGAGATTTAAGATTTCCTGCAGCATTTACAGATACAAAATATTCAAATAAAGATAATATTTACGGATTTGATAGTTTTCAAGATGAGCCGTTCTTTAAAAGTATTGATATCTATGTAATGCATCAGCATAAATTTACTCAGGTATCTTTAATAAATCCGTTAATTACCGAATGGGCACACGACGGATTAGATCAAAGCGAAGGTAATAAAATATTAGGCAGCAGAATGCAGATTGCCTACGAAGATGTACTATATTCTTCAGGATCAATAACTAAAACTACACCAACAGGATATCAAGCATTTTATGATAATGCCAAAAGTCCATTAGCAGTAGGCGGAAACGGATCAAGTAGCATATTTGGATCGAATGGAGTACTAGCAGGAGCCGCTAATTTATTAGGAGCAAATCCGCAAAGTCCTCTAGATTTCTTAGGATTAGCAATACAGGCAAAAAATTTAGCATCAAACGTCAAAGGTCTTTCTAAAAGTGGTATAAAGGGAGAACTATATGGTATTGCAGGGGGCGTATTAGGGAGTATTGCTGCAAATGGTAATCAACCGGGAGGAGTTACTGCTCAAAGTATAGGTGCAGCAGCCGCAGCAGGTGTTCAACAAAGCGGATTAGGTGTAGTTTCTCAGTATGGAATAAATTTATTCTCCAGTAATAATTCTACAGTAAATAATACTACTCCGACTACCCCATCTAAGATAACCGGAAAGAAATAATATGTCAACTTATAATAATTTACCCTATTCTAATGTAAGTACATCTGCAATAGTTCAAGCATACGATGCATACTTCACTTCTCCTATAGAATTGCCCGCAAGTACATTAGATGCTATGAAAGGGTTCTTTACAAGTAAAGGTTTTGATACAATTAGTGCAGAATCAATTTCTGTAATAATTATTAAACAGGCAAAAAAGGATGACTACAATCCTATGCAAATCTTAGACACATTAAAAGGCTTAGATTCTGTAGAAATTAGTGCCTTAGTGTCTGAAATATTAAATTATAATAGATTTAAAACAAGTTATCTTGGTTATGCATTGGCATTTACTCCCCACGTTGAAGTATCAAGAAATATAGTTGCATGAGCCTAAAATATAACCAAGGTGTATATAAAATTAAGAACCCAGAAAAATATGTAGGATCAAAAGATCCCGTATTTAGAAGCGGCTGGGAACTTACATTTATGACATTTTGTGACAACAATCCAGCTATACAACAGTGGGCAAGCGAACCTGTTAAAATTCCATATAAAGATCCATTAACTGGAAAAAATACGGTATACGTTCCGGATTTCTTAATAAACTACATTGATAAAAACATGAAAACTCATGTAGAAATGGTTGAGATTAAACCAATTAAGCAAACAGTATTAGAAAAAGTAGGAAAAAACCCCTACGACCAAGCGCAGTATGTTAAAAATATGGCCAAATGGGAATCTGCTAGAGATTGGTGTAGAAATCGGGGCATTTTTTTCAGAATTATCAACGAATCTGATATCTATCAGAATACTGGTAAAAAACGATAAGTATTATTATGACTAAAAAACTTGAAGAACTATTAGATCTACCAACTGATGACGAGCCTCTAATTACTCCGAATGCTACTACTCAGGTTCCGGTAATTAATCTTGAAGAAAAATTGGAAGAATTTGACAAAATATCAGCTGCCTTACCTAGAGTTAAAGGTTTAGGAGATATTAGCGACAGTGAATTAGACGGACTTGCTGCTAAAGCAGAACAAGCATATGACGATTTAATGGACCTAGGTATGAATGTTGAAGCAAGATATGGCGCACGTATGTTTGAAGTAGCAGGCACTATGTTACAAGCAGCTATTAACGCAAAATCTGCCAAAATTGACAAAAAACTTAAAATGGTCGACTTACAATTAAAGAAGTTAGCCATTGATAAAAAACACGGGAACGAGAGCGGAGATACAGTCGACGGGGAAGGTTACATCCTCACTGATAGAAACTCCATCTTGGAAAAACTTAAGAATCTGAATAAATAAACACACTATGAAAACTTTCAAGAATTACCTATCTGAATCCTTTTCTGCCGCAAGACGTGATTTTCGCGTTAAAGTAGCTGGAGGCTTTAACTCTGAGCAAGAGGCCAAAATGAAGTCTATGCTTGAACGATTTCAAGTAGACGGATTTAAGAAAATAGGAACCACTCCTATTCAAGCACTACCGTTGGATTTCCCTCAGGTACATAATTGTGAAGTTCATATTTACGAAGTTACCCTTGAATATCCAACAACACAACAAGAACTAGTAGAGTACTTGACACAGGGGCTTGAAGTTAGCAAACAAAATTTAGTTGTTCGTCGCGGCGGAGAACCGTACGAAGAATATCAACATGCAGATCCAAAGCGCGAAGGTGCTTTATTAGATGATCCTAATTATAAAGAAGCCGGTGATCCTAAATTTGAAGATTATTACGGTGATACGTATAATTCGGGGTTTGTCAAAGAATTAAACGATATTTTAAAACTACAGAGAAAAGTAAGAGGGGAAATTATTCCCGAGTCTAAGCCTGACGACATCATTAAGAATCCGGGTCAAACAACTAATGACATTCCTACTTATAACACATCGCCTGTAAAACAAGCACCCAGATAAGGAAACAAATATGCAAATGATTAATGTATTAAAGCGTCTAGCTGAACTTGATGCTAAAAATCCAAATGTAGTTAAGGAAAGCACAGAAGTTGCTGAATGCGGCCCAATGGGTATGATGGGTGGTATGGGAATGGATAAACCAAGCACTCCTGCAAGTATCAACATGACAGCAGGCAGTGGTGAAGAACTTAGCAATATGTTAGCAACAATTATGCAACTAGCTGGTGTAAAACAAGTAGGCGCAGATGACCTTGGTGTTG